ATGGTGAAGAAAGAAGATGAACAAGATATCACAGACTTTAGTAAGTGATGATTCGTTTAACGCGTACGTTAAATTTCTGGCACTAAAGAAACATTTTACGACGGACGGTTACGATTACTTTAAATATAATGGCAAGGTACGAGCAAACCGCGAAACCTTTATGGCTCGCAACGATGCTTATTCTTTTGCTAAATTGGCAAAGAAAGATGATTACATTAATTTAATTATGAGTAATCTTTTAATAAATAAAAATATCTGGGTTCGAGATCTACTCGACAGTGAAGGAGAAGCCAGATACACGAATTGGAGGAAGAGGGTAGAATCGTTAGGTTATATCTTCAAATCCGAGCTTGCTCATCTTGATGATGAATACAAGCGAAACTTTATATCAAGAGATGGACAACATCCTTTGGTAATGACAATGTTGTTACAAAAGAAGATTAGTTTGGAAACATTTACTATTCTTGCGCACAGTGCGAATATATTTTCATACTGGCAAGAAAAAGTAGTTGACAAACACGTATCTTTTGATATAATAAACAAATCCAGAAAGTATAAACCCTTTTTGGATTTTGACGCAGATCGGTTTAAGAAAATAATCAAAGACCGTTTTGCACTGTAATATTACGCAAATAAATCGCTATATATAGGAGAACAATTATGGCACTAACAGACTTTTCTTCACTTAAGAAGAACCGCTCGAAGACTCTCGACAAGTTGAATTCACAACTAGAAAAGATATCTTCAAAATCCTACTCAGATCCGAACGCAGGAAAATTTTGGAAACCAACAAGAGATAAGGCAGGAAATGGCTTCGCAGTCATTAGATTCCTACCAGCCTCTAAAGGTGAAGAAATGCCTTTCGTACGAATTTGGGATCACGGTTTCCAAGGACCAACAGGCCTTTGGTATATCGAGAACTCGCTAACCACCATGAATCAGGATGACCCAGTATCAGAGTTTAACTCTAAGCTGTGGAACTCTGGTGTTGAAGCTGATAAAGAACAAGCACGTAAACAGAAGCGCAGGCTGAAGTATACTGCTAACGTCTATATCGTTAAAGACCCAGGCAATACTGAAAATGAAGGTAAAGTATTCATGTATCAGTTTGGTAAAAAAATCTTTGATAAATTGAATGATCTTATGAACCCTACGTTCGAAGATGAAGAACCAACCAACCCGTTTGATTTATGGGAAGGTGCAAACTTCAGATTGAAGATCCGTCAATTCGAAGGTTATCCGAACTACGATAAATCTGAATTCGATCCTGCTACTCCATTATCGGAAGATGATGCAGAGTTGGAAAGAGTTTGGGGAGAACAACATTCTCTACAGGAATTAGTATCAGAAAGTAATTTTAAATCTTACACTGATCTAAGAACTAAATTGTATCGAGTACTTGATTTACAAAATGATGCACCGACTGCTTCGGCACCGGTTACTGAAACGGCAGATGAATTGGATTTATCCAGTATGTCTAACGATTCGTCTGAGCCAACAATGGCAACGGCAGAACCTTCAGTAGGCTCAACCGCTAGTGATGATGATGATGACCTTAGTATTTTTAAGGAATTGGCTCGTAGTTAATACCAGCATGGGGGTCTTCGGATCCCCTTTTTTTAAAGGAGACAAAATATGTCTATAGAAAAAGAAACCACCATCCTTGATTTTGATTTTGGTTTTACTGCTGTTGATGCTGAAGAATTAGAAGTCGTTCAACAAGCAAAGGCCGAGGTTACTACAACCGCTGCTTCTGCTGATGCGAGCGCTGCTAAGGCCCAATTAATATATGATGCGGTAGTACCGCTATTGAATAACTTAAAAGCAAACCCTGAAAAGGATTACATCTATTGGCCAAACCGATATGAGAAACTCGATGCGTTCGCCGATAAGTTATATACAATTCTAAGTGGAGAATAAAAAATGAGTTTACTCGATAAAATGTTGAAGGCAGGTTCGGTCAAAGGATCTTCGGTTCTTTCCAAATCTAACTTCTTTCAAGCAAAGGATCCTATTAAAACAGATCTTCCTATTGTTAATATTGCCTTTAGTGGTAGTCTTAACGGTGGATTGATTCCTGGGTTAACAGTCCTAGCTGGTGTATCTAAAAGTTTCAAAACGCTTTTAGGTTTATATTGTATGAAGGCATACCTTGATAAGTATAAGGATGGCGTTGCTATTCTATATGATTCAGAATATGGTATTACGCCTGATTATTTAGAAAGTTTTGATATTGACATTGACCGTGTTATTCACGTGCCACTTGAAGATATAGAACAGTTAAAGTTTGATTTAACAAAACGTCTTGATGAAGTTACTAAAGGCGATCGTGTCATGATTATGATTGACTCAATCGGTAACCTTGCTTCTAAGAAAGAAGTTGATGATGCTATGGATGGTAAATCTGTTGCTGATATGACAAGAGCAAAACAGCTTAAGTCACTATTCAGAATTGTTACACCTAAGCTGACTACACGTGATATTCCTTGTATTGCTATCAACCATGTATACCAAGAAATCGGTCTGTTCCCTAAGAACATCGTTTCAGGTGGTACAGGTATTATGTATAGTGCAAACCAAGTATTCATTATTGGTAAAGCTCAGCAGAAGGATGGCAAAGATCTAGAAGGTTTCAAGTTTACTATTAATATTGAAAAGTCAAGATACGTTAAGGAAAAATCAAAACTTCCTTTCACTGTATTATTTGATAAAGGTATTCAGAAATGGTCATCGTTAATGGAATTGGCTTTAGAGTCAGGACATCTTGATTCTAAAACTCAAGGCTGGTATAACGAAATCAATATGGATACTGGTGAAGTACTTGAACCTAAGCGTAGAGCGAAGGATATTATGGTTGATGATGCATTCTTTGAACGTATCATGAAATGTCCTAAGTACAACGAATACATTGAACGTAAGTTTAAATTAAACGCAGCAGTAATGGGAGATGCAAATGCTAGAGAAGACGATACTATCGAATCTGATACTTAATGAGGATTTTTGCCGAAAGGTATTTCCTTATTTAAAAGATGAATATTTCGATGATTGAGTTCTTCGTAAAGTATTTGAGACGACCTCTGAGTACCTTGATAAGTACAAAGAGCCGCCTTCACTTGAAGCTTTAAAGATTGCTGTTGATAAACGCAAGGATCTGAACGAAGATACGTATCAAGGTGTACATCAGTTAGTTGACGGTATGTCAGTTGACAAGGATACCAATTTAGAGTTTTTGCTCGATGAAACTGAAAAGTTCTGTCAAGACAAAGATCTATATAATAGTATACGTAAATCTATTCTAATTCTTGATGGCCAAGATAACGAACAGATGGATAAGGGGGCAATCCCAGGATTGCTCTCAGATTCATTAGGTATCAACTTTGACCAATCAGTCGGTCATGACTTCCTTGAAGATGTTGACGATCGTTATGAACATTATCATCGCAAAGAAGAACGCATTCCGTTCGATATAGAAATCTTAAACAAAATTACAAAAGGTGGCATACCTCGTAAATCTATGACTGTCTTGTTGGCAACAACAGGTGGTGGTAAGTCTTTACTTAAATGTCACATGGCAGCAAATCATTTGATGTTTGGTAAGAACGTATTATACATTACAATGGAAATGGCTGCAGAAGAAATCGGTCGTCGTATTGACGCAAACATTATGGATATTACACTCGACGAAGTTGCTGAAATACCTCGTGATGTATTTGAAAAACGAATGGCTCGATTAAAAGGCAAGACAACAGGCAAACTCATTGTGAAGGAGTTTCCAACAGGTTCTGCTCATAGCGGTCACTTCCGTCATCTGCTTAACGAATTGAAACTCAAAAAGAATTTTGCTCCTGATATTATCTTTCTTGATTACCTGAACATCTGTTCATCTGCTCGAGTAAAAGGTGCAGCTGCAGCAAATAGTTATACTTTAGTAAAATCTATTGCAGAAGAAGTACGTGGATTGGCAATGGAATATAATTGTGCAGTCGTTACATCTTCTCAATACAACCGAGATGCTTATGGTAACTCTGACGTTGATCTAACAAATACATCTGAGTCAATGGGTATTACTCATACGGCTGACTGTATACTAGGTTTGGTCAGTTCTGAATATCTTGACGAAATGAATCAACTTATGATTAAACAGTTGAAGAACCGTTGGGGAGACATCAGTTACTATCGAAGATTCCTGGTTGGTATTGAACGCGCAAAGATGAAGATATATGAACTCGAAGAATCTGCCCAAGAGAATATTAATCTCGAGGCTCCATCTGGGGGTGGTGGGCAACATGCAAAAAAGAACTGGGATGATAGTTCGCCAGTCTTTGATAAGACCGACATTGGTATGAGGCTGAACAAACGCAAACCAGGTCAGAAGGTGTTTGGAGATGTTGCATTAACTTGAGCTTCTGTATAAATAACTCTATAGATTAATTTTAATAGGTAATACATGAAGAGCTTTAATTCATTTATAGCAGAAGCTAGTTTCTTAAAGCCTGACTATGTTATAGGACACAAAGTTGCTTATAACGGAAAAGGCTTCAAAGAACTATCCGCTTTAGGTTATAAACCTGGTGATCACTTTGAGATTATAGCAGCAACCAAAGCTGACTATACCTATGGTGATGGTCCAGCAGAAAAGTATCTAAAAGCACCAAACGGTAAAGTGATACATATGAAAGGAGCAACCGGTTTTAAATCGAGTTCCTTTACTCATGTTAAAGCTTCAGGTTCTCCACCAACAGGTGCGGAATGGGAAGATGTTATTGTTTACGCCTACAATAAACTCAACGGCAAATCAACAGATGCCGCAACAGTTGAAGTAGCAGAAAAGTTTGGTAACTATACAGATGTTGCTGATAAAATCGCAACCAACTTCAATAACCAATTAAAAGCAAAACAGCTAGTGCAAACTGGTCGCGGTATGGGAGCTATTAGTTTAGGACCTATATGGAAAGAATCAGGTGCTAAGAACAAAACGCCAAAGACTGATATTGCCTCCGCTGATTTCAAAGAAAAGATATCATTAAAGAAAGCAGGCGGATCACAGCTTGCTTCACCAACTAGATCAGAAGCTATCGCAATCGTTAAGGCAGCAATGTCGGAAATGGGCGAAGACAGAACAATGGCAGCTAAACTTGTTAGTACAATGGAAACCAATATGTCATCTCTAATATCGAGAGAGACTGCTGGTGATTTGCGTAAACAATCAAAAGCTGGTGTAAAGACTGATGCAGTGATTGATTTTCAAGCAAAGGATAAAGGTAATAGAGAATTAACTAAAATGCTCGAAGGCCTTATTAATCAAGATACAGCAGTCAATGCTTTATTTAGTAAACATATTGTACTTGAGGCAGCAACTGGTAATCATAAGTTTGGTAGTGCAGGTTCTCCTGCCGCAGCTAATCTATTAGGTAAGTTTACATTAGCCGGTGATATTGAAGTTCAACCTATCAATAGTATTAAAGATCCCATTATTATTAAATACGCACAAACTGTTAAACCTGTCGTTTCATTTAAATCAGGCGGTGGTGGTGCCCCTGCATATTCAGCATTACGTTTAGGTATTAAAGAAGAAGAAACATTAAGAGGTATTGTGTTATCTGAAATGGAACAGCTTGACGGTTTATTATTAACAGAAGACTTCCTATCAGAAGGTCCACTCGATATGTTAAAGAAAGCTGGTGATTGGGCTAAAGATAAAGGTAAGGCATTTGTAAATAAAGTTAAAGCCGCAGTTGCCAATGTTCTTGCTAAGATCAGTGCTGTATTTAAAAAGATCGCAAAGATGGGAAAGAAAATGTTTGCCTCTCTAATGAAGTTTATGGGAGTTGAAATACAAAGTGCAATCGGAATTCCAATGGTAATTTCGTTATGATAAAAGGTTATAAAGATTATATTGAAGAAGGACCAAACGATCCTGCGATATTCAAAGCAATCTTTTTGGCAGGTGGCCCTGGCTCAGGTAAATCATATGTCGTTGGAAAAACTGCATTACCCATTCTTGGATTCAAAGTTGTGAATTCAGATGATGCATTTGAAGCAGCAATGAATAAAGCTGGTTTAACAATGGATGCTGATACTATCTTTTCAACTCAAGGACAAGAGATTCGAGATAAAGCAAAGAAAGTAACAGCAGGAAGAATGACTGGTTATTTACGTGGTCGTTTAGGATTAGTTATTGATGGAACAGGTAAGAACGCTGCTAAGATTCAAAAACAAGCAAAAGAGTTAAGAAGCTTGGGTTATGATGTAGGGATGATATATGTTAATACGGATTTAGATACTGCAATTGCTCGTAACGACGCAAGACCAAGATCACTACCTATTCAACAAGTCACCA